GTCTAGATACATACTTAGGGTTGATTTCTTTTGATTTGTTTGATTCAAGGTAGCCTCCGTGGAAAGGACCAATTTTATCATTTTGATAAAGTGAACCATTTGCTACAACAATGTTACAACAACCTACAGAGGTATTATAAGTAGTTGGTAAAATGTTCCAGGTGTTTGCTCTTACAAGAGCAAGATCACCTTCAGATAAAGTGTTATTAGGAGTACCTAACACACCAAGCGCTTTTTGGGTAAAGTTGCTTACCAAAAAACTCTTATTAAACGCGTGATTAAAATAAGACATTTTTCTAAGTTTTAATTAATAAATATATACTATAATATAGTGAAAGTTTTTTAAACTTCCAAAATTATTTTAAGAAAAGCAATTTGTATTTGGTAGAATTAATCGCATCCTTAACTAAATCTAAGTTGTTTACAATCTCAGAGTATGGCATCATACCCTGAAGTTTGTTGATAGAGTTATACATATCTCTAAGATATGCTACACCATCTGCTACAGTATCTAATGTTCTGATAGGCATATCGGTGTAACTTAAAAGCTTCTCTGTTACTCCTTGATATCCTTCTATAAGAGTATCTGCATGACCATGAAGACCATCATAAAAAGTATTAAGAGCTTTGTGTGCCGCATAAGAACCCTCACCAGTTACTCTTAAATGAAGTCTATGAAAACTTGTAGCAGCATTCATCATCTCTGTTGCACATGCCGCTGTCATTGTATCTAATGAACTACCGCCAACTCCAGTACTTGGAGTAGGTTCAGGTTTAGCTGGTTCTGTTTTAGGTTGTGTAACAACAGGCTGAGGTCTACTAAGTGTTTTAGTAGGCTCAGGATTTCTTTTTAATAGTCTTGATTTTGTTTCCATGATTAGTTGTTACGTTCTGCAGTTTCAGTACCTCTAGAGAATTGGTTACCAGATTCTATATCTCCAGCTAAAATACTGACTGTTTCATCTATGATTACTTCTATGATATCATCTTTAAATTCACATTCTACATTCTGCGTAGATTCTACACTAGTATATGGATCAACACATCCTTGAATTTGAATTTGTATAGGTTGTCTATAATAAATTAAATTAGCTGATTCTACTTCAAATTCTCCATTTGTATAAATGTGAGTAGTATTTCCAATAAGAGTAGCAAATGTTTCAGCCCATTCAAAGTTTGGTTGTTTTGCTTTATCTCTTAATAGTTGATTTAAATCTCCTTCCTGTGCAAGATAGACTGTCATTCTTCTTTTGTCACAACAGTCTTTCTTAGCATAAACATCTACTCTCTTCCATTGTAAATAGTCACCGGGTAGATTTGCAAAATAATAATATTCTTTATTATTAACAGATAAAGCTTCTGTATTTAAAAGAACTTGAAGGTCATCCTTTCTTCTAGTAGAACCTTCATCACCTTCTTTAACAATATTAATACCATGCAATTGTCTTCTAGCCCACTCAACTTGTGCTTTATTAAATGCCTCAACTATTTGCCAACATTCAATGTTGTCATAGTCTTGACTATCTAATTTATTTAGCCGTTGCTTAACTTTTATTTCAATTGTGCTATTTAACATCTGTTATTTCTTTTTATTCATTTTGCCAAGAGTAATAGCAAGTCTTGCTCTTTGACCAAGTTTGCCATCTTTCTTAGCAGCTGCAGCTAATTTAGCTTTAGGAATAGTTTCTCCTTGTTTAACACCAAGTTGTTCTCTAAGAGCTCCTGGTTTTTTAATAGCTCCTTGAATCCAGTTACCACCTTTTGCCATTTTTTTAGGTACAGCTTTTACCGACATACCTGGCTTCAATGGTTTTTTAACTGCACTAGGTACAGAATATTTCATTGGCTTTAGTTTGGCTGGAGCTTTCATGACTATTTCTTTTTAGCCATTTTTTTCTTAGCGCCTACAATAACATCAGCTCTAGTGATTTTATTCTTAGGAGCGGCAAGAGCAGCAAGTTTAGTATTTTTAACCATGCCACCTTTTTTCATTGTATTGACACCTTGATAGTTAGGACCTGTAGGACCTGTTTGTGGAATACCATAGATCTGACCTTTTGGAGTAGCTTTACCTACAGTAGTTTTCATTGTACCACCACTTGCCATTTTTTTCATTGTACCACCGCATTTAGCACATGCAACTTTTTTCATAATATCTTAGTTTTAACAATTCCATTTTTTCAAAGAAAGAGCCTTTCTAGTAGGTCTTCCTTTTTCATCCTTCATAGGACCTTTGACACCAGACATTCTAGCACAAAATGATTTTCTCCTTTTAGCATCTTTGCTATCTGGATTAAGTTTTGATGGTTTGGTAGTTACGGCCATCTTAAGTTTGCTTCCAGGATTCTCTCTTCTATAAGAAGCTACACCTTTAGCATTAAGACCTCCAGTAGGATTCTTGCCTTCTTTGCGAGTCCAAGCTGCTGTCTTTGCCATAATTAAGTAGTTAACAATTCATTTATTTCTTTTACAAGATCTTCTTTTGTACGATTGCCTTGCTCTATAAGAGTATAAAGAATAGTACCCTTTTTAAGTTCTTTTATGCCATAAATATATTTAATAGTACCAATGGTTACAACTATTAAATTTTCTTTAGAAGAACCTCTTTCAATATTTTTAAGTGCGTCAATATAAGTTTCTAAGTTACTTAATGAACTTAGCAATACTTCAACTTTTTTTATATTTTCTTGTGACGGCATAATTATGCTTTTTTAACTCTTCTTCCCATTCCTACTTTAGACTTCTCAGCTTTTTTAGCAGCAAGTTTAGAAGGAGTTAATTCATATTTAGTTTTAGGCGTATCCTTAGATACTTTCCTTGTTGGCCGGCAGTATTCATTTTTACCACCGGCTCCACAAGGTTTACCAGATTTTGTGTCTTGCCATTTTTCTGCTTGCCATCTTTTCAAGTCTGATCCTGCTTTTGTTTTTCTAACAGTCCCAGAACCTTTCCTACATTTAGCAATAGCTTGAGAAGCCCTTGCTGAAGGAAACACAGCATACTGTGCTTTTACTTTACTATAGCAAGCATCCTTTGGCATATTAACAAGACTTACCTTTCATACCACCCATTTTCATTTTAGGTGATGCAGCTTTAGGAGCTTTGCTAATACCACCAGTTCTTCCTGTTGCTTTTTTAGCAGCAGATTTAGGTTCAGCAGATTTAGCTGGTCTACCTTTAGCAACTTTAGAAGCTTGTACAGATGCATTAGGATTTACCATTCCACCTGTTTTATATTTAGTAGCTCCACCTTTTTTCATACCAGGACCGCTTGTTCCAGTTCTTGCATCCTTAATTGCTTTTGCAGCTTCAGCAGCAGCACCAGCAGTTTTAGCTACATTTCCAGAAATAGTTGAAACTTTCTCATATGTTGAAGGTTCTGTACCAGCATTAATTCTATCAAGTTTAGCTTTCATTTTAGCTTGCTTGATATCTTGTCTAGTAACACCACCATCTTGATATTTTTTAGCACCACCATTTTTATAACCCATTACAGATTTAACAGCTGATTTAGCTCCATCATAAAATGATCCTTTACCAGTATAGTTAGGATATCTTTTTTGTAAAGAATCATCTACACTTTTCATTGCGCTACCTGCAGCTTTATAAGCTTTGTATTGAGGAGTTGCTTTTACTACAGCTTTAGCTGTAGATTTTGCAGACTTAACTGTGTCATCAACACCTTTTTTTACACCTTTAGCAACTTGCTTTACTCCAGATTTAATTTGTGAAGTAGCACCACCATTTTGTTTTTTAACTAGTTTTTTCATTTTATATATAATTAAGAATTCCAATATTTTTCACAGGCTTTTGCAAGATCCGTTAGAACATCCTCATTAAGTGGATTCTTCATGTACTCAATTACATCTGAAACATTGCGTCCTAACATTGCATTAGTCTTAGCATGGTAGATGTAACCATCAGCCTTATTAATAATATACTTAAAAAATACGGAATCACGTACAATTGATTTAATTTTAAGTGTTTCCATATCCATTCCTACAGCTTCAAGGAAAGACTTAGCAGCTCTTTCTTTGTTGCTTTCAACTCCTTCACCGTTAATGTACAAGTCCATGTTCTCATACATAACATCATTAGGTGTTGACTTTCTATATTGTGTACTATTACCGTCTACTACTTTAGCTACGTAGAATAGTTTAGTACTGTTCTTGTCAAATAATTTCTGAAGTTCCGCCAATGCTTTGTTACGCATTTTCTTGTATTCAGTTCTTGCAATAACTGTCTGCTCCTGTTTGTCTAAGTAAAACTTAGGAGGAACAGCTCTTGATCTTGCATCATCAAAACTTTTTGATACAATAGAAAAACCCCCAGCCTCAATAGCATAAAGTTTAATTCTATCATATGGGTCATTAGGATCTAAGAACAAAGGTTCATTACCACAAGCAATATGAATTCTATTCCAGAATTCTTTATTATCAGGCTTGAGCAATTTAACTTGGTTCCAAAACTGTGGATCCTCAATATCTAAAACATTAGCAGCAAGCTCTCTCTCGAGCTCTGCTACAGCAGTTCTAATTTCTCTTACTCTTGCTTGTTTATCTTCAGGTAAAAGAAGTTTAATCTCTGGTGCAAATTCATTTAGACCAGTAAGATATCTAATAACTCCATTTTGCTCAAGGCAAGCAAGTTGTTCAAAGTGCTTAACTCCATCATATAGAGATAAGCCATAATTTTCCAATCCCATATTAGAGACTGCATTGTCAAAGAACGGACGGACTGCAATTGCTGTTTTTTTAACTATGCCGTGACCGGTTTCTACCATTGTGAAATTTTCCATGTTTTGTTGGTTTTGTTTTTTGTTGGTTAAATATAAAGAAAAAAAGGGAGGAGTTTCCCCCTCCCTTCACTTTCTAGTTTAGATTAGAATGATCCACCAGTTACTGGGTTTCTCATAACAATTTTCAACACTTTAGTTGGGTCTTTAACCCAGATAGCTGGCATTGTTTGGCTCATCATTACACGGTAACCATTGAACTGACCAGAAGACTGGAAGCCTTGGCTACGTCCCATGTAATCCATAGTACCATTTTGATACCACCATTTCAATTGATTATCCCAAGACAATTTCAACAAGAAGATATTGTCATTAGTATTATCAGTGATATCAAAGATAATGAATGAGTAAGAAGATAATGGGAAACCATCAATGATTGGGTTCTCAATATCATTTGTATGAACATTGTCAAATGCTGGGTTCAATACAAACTTAACGTTAGCCAAGAATGGGATAACATAAGATGTATAAGCAAAACCAAAGTTCAAGTCCATACCTTTACCAGTGATTGCACCGATGTCAGCAGCTTGAATAAGAAGACCAGAAGAGATAGCCTCTTGTTTGATAGCCTCATTAACCATACGCATACCACCCATACCAGTTTGTACAACTAGGCTACGTTTTGGATCTGGACCTTGGAATTCAACTTTACCATTGAAGAAGTTGTAGATCTCAGAACGGAACAAGTCAAGTGTGAAGTTATTCTTATTGTATACTCTTTTGAATGAGTTGTCCAACTGCTTCCAAAGACCCACAGACAATCTAACATCATCTGGACCATCCTGACGTACTCTACCACCATGACCCCACATGAGGTATGTTTCAATATCAATTGCAATTTTGCTCAAGTGAGCCGCTTCCATATTGGTCAAGAATGTACGTGACAAGTTACCATTGTCAAATGCTTTTTTAACAGCATCTTTACCCATTACTTTTACCATATCTTCCAAAGAAGAAATAGACGGATCCATAGTTTTGTCAAAGTTTCTCCAGATCTCAGTTACAGGAACTGTACCATCTGCATTCATACCACCTTTGATCATCAAGTCAGCACGGCTAGAGATAGAGTAGTGAACGTGAGCTTCAGCACCACCTACGTAGTTGTAGAATTCACGGAAACCTGCATTTGTTACAATGTCAGAAAATCTTTCACCATACTCACCACGTGCAGAACCTTTACGGAATACTTTAGTACCATTAGCCAAGTACTTATTATCTAAGTATTTGTAGTTGTCATTGTTTACCAACTGTACAGTATAGATAAAACCATCACCAATAGGGAGAATATCTTCAGAGGTAATGTACATCTCAACACCATTGTATTTGTCATAAGTGATGATATCACCATGTCCAAATTCTCTTTTGTTAAGTTTGATACGGAAAGTAGTACCTTCAATACCTTTGAAATCATTGGTTGGTTCCATATCCTCAACAATGTAAGGAAGGTCAATAGAAACCGGAGTTTGCCATTTGTACTCTCCACGAGCATTATCTACTTGGATAACATTTTTACCACCAAATGATGACATTTGATAAAGAGGCATTTCTACCTTTTGAGCCATAGCCCATAGATCCACTGGACCAAGATCCATTGGTTCAGCATCTTTCAGCATGTTCACCAAGTGGTATGAATCCACATGGGAACTTGCGTTGTAAGCGGTATCCCTAAGGAATATACCATTGTTTAAAACTGGAGTTGCCATTTGTATTTATTTAATTTAAATTGTTACTAATTAAAATCTCTTGAACAAATTGTTTGGTCTAGAGATGGTTCTTTGCGGTTTTTGAGTTCTTCTTGCTGTACTTTCTTCAGAAACTACAGAGGAGCTGATCTTTCTACCTTCTTCTGTTTTTAATTTTCTTACAGTTTCTTCAACTGTTTTCTTTGAGCCTTGCTCTCTTACTTTACCTTTATATCCATCTGGATCTGCAAGTAACCAAAGAGCTTCAGCAATTAAGTCATGTCTTGGTTCTACAAACTGATACTTTTCTAAAAGGTGACCCAACATGTTAGTTGGCTTACCTGATATAGAAGGATAGTTAGGTTGAACAAGGCCTGAGTATAATAAGCTTTGTACTTTTCTATCAAGCTTGATACCGCCAATGTCTCCTTTAGATAATGTGTTATATACATTGTCTGTGTACATTTTAGCTTGCTGAGCTTGTTGTTCTTTCTTTGTTTCTTGTTCAGCTAATTGTCTTGCAATAATCTCTTCTTGCATTCTATCCAACTTCGGTTTAAACTGTTGAGCTTTTTGACCCAACTTTCCTAAGTCATCCCAGTCTTGGATTTCAGATTCAATTTCTTCTGGTGTACCAAACTGTGTTGCATATAAATATTGTCTTGCAATTTCAGCTTGATCATATTCACTATCTGGATCTAATTGTACAACTTCCTCAACTTGAGCAAGTGTTCTAAATAGAGACTTAAGATCTGTACCACCATCTGCAACATACTTAGCAGCAATTTGAAGTTCTTCTGGAAGAGATTGAAAAAATTCCTTTGGGGTATCTTGTCTTATTTTATTTTCTCTCTCTTGGAAGTTAGCTTCAAATAATTCACGGAAATCTTTGGTAGTATATTCTTCTAATGGTTTATCATCATCAAAAGGAATAAGTGCACCCTCCTCAATCATTTTCATTGCTAACTCAGAAAGACCAGACTTATCTACCTTTGGTCTTCCTTTGTTTCCAGTTTCCTCTTCTTGACTAATCATATCATCAAGTTGAGCAATTGCTTCTTCTACAGCTGCCGGACTTGCAGTATCATTTGCACTAGCTGAATCATTAGATTTAGAAGTACTCTTGTCAAGGAACGAAGTGTCTACATCTTTTGGTTTAGAAAAGACTGACTGTTTGTTATCATCTTGGTCACCATCTGTAGGAAGCATTACACTTTCTGCACTAGGCATTCCAAATAACTCATCAATGTTTACATCTACTTGACCTACCGTTGTAGTGTCTAAGACCTGATCTTCTTCAGGATTTTTTGTTGGTTGTGACATCTTTGTTGGTTTTGTTTATAATTTAATATACTAATTAAACTTCAGATATTTAAAACAGCATGTTTAATTTTTTGGACTATATAGCTAAAAGACTATTTCTTTTTCTCTGACTTACTGTCAAATTTGTTTTTATTCTCTCTTGCTATCTGTAATTGCTTATCTGCAATCTCTCTTTGGGCTTGAATTTTTTCTCTTTCAATGTCCATTTTTTGAGATTGTCTCATGTTTTCACCTGCTTGTTTCTCTCTCTGTAAACTGTTTTGTTCTTGATATTGCTCACTTTGTCTGATGTCTTTCATGGCATCTTGATAGTCAGACATCTGGTTCTCATTAACATCCACAGCAGCTCCATAACCAGCAGCTCTAATCTCAGCAATAAGGATATCTCTTTGTCTGTTTTTCTCAGCTTCAGCCATATCAAAGTCTCTCTTAAGTTTTTCTTCTTGAGCTTTAGCTTGAAGTTGTTGTTCTTGCATTTGCTGTGCTTGTTGCATTTCTTGTTGTTTCTGATCTTGTTGTTTTTGTTCAGAATCTTTAAGAGCATTATTAAGTTCAGCAATTGAATCAGATTGTACTACTTTACCAAGATCATAGATAGAAGCTCCGGTAGTATTGTTTTGCATAGCCATTTGTTTTAACTGTTCAAGAACAGCTCTATGGTTAGCAGTAGTAGTAGCAAAAATATTAAGGTCTCTCATTAATAGATCAGTACCTTCTATTTCAAAGTTTACTTTCTCATCTGCACCTGTAATATAAGATAGTCTAGTAGAAGGTTTAGTTGAGTTATAGTATTGTGCCAAGTCTGTACGCATTTGGTGGACTCTAGGCATTAGATAATCACAGTGCTGGATAAAGTATATCTCTGTCTGTGCGTAAGAGGCTGCCATAGCTTGTTCTACTCCAGTAGCCGTAGTCTGAGATAACTGTTGCCCCATCCTTTGTGGATTCACACCAATTACCTCATATGCTTGTTGCTTAAAGTAGTTAGCAAGTTGAATTCTTGACATGAGCCTATTTGTTTGCTCAAGATCAAGTTTTTGAAAATGCTGGAAGTTTAATGCATTCTCTGTATTTGTAATAGAAGTATCAAGCGGAAGAATCTGGAAGTTCTTCATTGCCACATATGCATTAGCATAATTACCTTTACCCCAGTCTTCTCCAAGTGAATGTTTAGGTAATGTATTCTGATCAAGCATAATTACAGTACCAAGTTCATCTACTAAGATATCTGCAATCTGATTGTTTACAATATTATAGCCAATCTGATATGGCTTCATCAAGTCAATAAGTGCAGTAGACTTAGTATTTCTATCTGAGAATACGGCACCTTCTACAGGAAGTTTACATCCATACAATGATGCATCACCTTTAAATTGAAACTTAAGTGGACCAATGTGGTTCTTACCAACACCAATATAAATTGGAGAGAAGCCACCAGGGTTATTCATACCCCAGAATGAAGGAAGATTTGGTCCAACTTTTACACCGCCCCAAACTTCATTAATCCAGATCCAGTCAATATGCTCACCTAGAATAAGATTCTCTTTTGTTTTATTCTTGAAAAGTCTAGTATCATATACAGGCTTTTCAGTTACTAAATAATCTTCAGTAATGATCTCATTAAGAACTTCTCCTTCTTCTGTAACTTTAGTAAGATGTCCAACTTTTCTTTGAGATTTCCAATATGCTGTTGTTACTCTTAATAAGAAGGCAGTACCCTGATCAAAATAATCTTCACCTTCTGCAAGAATTTGATTTATAATATCACCACCTTGAGTTACAGAACCAGCTACTGCTGAAGTATATTGTCTATAAGCAAGAGATGGCATATTAGTATTCCATTCATGAGACTTAGTAGCATCATAGAATGAACCATCATTTTGTAATCCACCAATGTTATATCCAGCAGATCTAATTGGATAAATGGCTTCGAGTGCTGCCATTTGTTCTTCAGTCATTAAGTATCCATACTTATCAATAACATCTGCAACAGTAAGCATATCTACTTTACCTACCCAGTTAGCTTGAGAAATATATCTTGCATCCGGAGACTTATGGTAGAATGTTAAAACAGGATTCCAAAGTTCTACATCATAGTCATCTTCCATCATATGGAAATGCCAGAACTCCCTATCTGTAATAAGTGAATCTCTAAAACCTCTTTCTTCTAATTCATCCATGCGGTATCTTTCAACATCTACTTTATGTTGATGCGATGCCCACTGCTCTACCATAGATCTGTAGTCTTTCTTAAAGAAAGATTCAATCTCAGGAAGTGTTTTTAATTTTTCAGGATTAACTTGTTCTTGTGCTTCTGGAGAATTTGGATCAAGTCCTGCATCCAACATAGCGGATACAATTTTCATTTGAGCATTAGACATTAGAGTTTCCTCTACCATCTTTCTTTTCTGCTCAATCATCTCATTGTATGAGAACTCATCTACTGCTCTATATGTTAACTTAGTTGATCTTTTTGCAAATTCAGCTACAAGAACATTAATAACATTTGGAATAATAGGATAGAACTTTAATTCTAAAGCTGTTGGATCTTCTTTAGTAAGTAATTCAACAACATCTCTATATTCATTATTTTCTTCAACAATATAATCAGACTTATCAATAATACCTTTTGCAAGCTTATAGTTTTTCATAAGTCTGCGGGCATTTCTGCGGATTTGTTTTAAACCATTCCACTCAAGCCAGTCAAGATTCCAAGCTGCCCATTCTTCATCCTTATCTTTAGACGGGACAAATTGTAAAGGTTGGGTAACACTACCCATCCTATTTTGCTCAACCTTTGCCCCCTTTTTTAATTGTATAGCATTATATACTTGCATATCTATTATTTTAAGTTCTTAAAAGCTGACCTATTAAAAACTTGACCATTAACTTTTCTACCTGAGCCGCCCATATGACGGAACGGGGTTCTATTTAATTTAAACAAATTATCTGACTTTTGCAAGTTTTTAGACGCATCATCCATGATAACTCTCTTAGAATAACCTCTATTAGCATGCTGTATTCTCATAAATGCAACCATAGCTGCAAAAGATACAAGTCTATCCACGTTGACTCCATCTGCATACTCTTGCATTTCTTTAAGCAACATAGGATCTGGAATACGTTCTATACCATACTTAGTCCTTACAATAGTACCATCGGTCTTAGTTTCTACATCTAATTCTTCTTTACAGTATTCAATAGCATAACTTAATAAGTGAGCCTTAAATAATGTACCGGTGTTTTTCCAACCATACTCCTGGAATACATTAGCATTTGCACCTAGATCTTTTAGAAATAAGATTTGATTCTTAGGTACTAAATATCTTTGTTTCTTTCTTGATATCATATACTGGATAAACAATGAGATGTTATTCTCAATTACTGTCCAGGCATTATACCATTCAATTATTAATTCTAATCTTTGGTGAGTTTTATTAATATCATCAAATCTACCACACCAAGCAGCAACAATCTTATCTGGTTCTATATATGTTTCTGTTTCTCCCATAGTTACTTTAGTAACTTCTACAGGAGCTTTCATAATATAAATAGAACAGAGTGATTCTGATGTTGTTGTTTTACCTTCTGAAACGGGGTCAATAGAAGCATAGTACTGTCCAAATGTAGGATCAGCAATAGGTCTTTCCCATACAACAAGTACTCCAGTTTTATCTTCTGTTTTTTTACTTATAGGAAACTCTTTAATAGGTTGTTTATCTGAATTTCTTACAGCAACTTTACCCATCTCATCTGTATAGATATCTAAGAATTCATATGCATATTCTTTCTCTTCTATTCTTCTTTGTTGTGCAGCAACCAAGTGTGTTGGAAACTTAGATACAGATCTATGTGCAAAAGCTTCTTGAATATTTCTAGGGTGCTGAGAAATCCTCAACTGATAAGTTTCCGGATCAAGTTCTTTTTTCCAGGTTGCAAACTGATCATCTAAAGCTTTTAATGCTTCTTCTACAAGTGAATTACCATACTCATCTACATAAGGTGGCATTGACCATTGTTCAGGAATAAACAAACCTGAGGTACCTACAGTTCCTTTATTATCTATAAGATCTGTTTCTACCTCATAGATATCATTATCATGAGGCTTGGTAATCATCTTTCTTAATGGCTCACATTGGGACAAGTCACCCACAGATCCTGCTGCAATAAACATACCTGTAGTAACCATACCTGAGCGCATGGCTGGGCGCATGTACTCATATGTTTGATCCATCTTAGGAGCAATACCGGCTTCCTCATGGAAGAAGTATTTTACCGGACCCCCTACACCATTTGTTGGATCTTTCTCAAATGACATACCTTGTATAGTACCTTTGAGACCAACCTCTGTTTTTCTATCTCCTTTTCTTACCTCAATCTTCTGTTGCCACATCATTACCTTGTCTGGAGACATAGGTCTATACCATGCTGTATGCTCATTTAAGAAGGCTGCGTATTCCTGTAAGAACTTCCAAGATCCTTTCTCATTGATATAATCCTTGAGACTAGCTCCTATCTTTAGAGTAACCCCTGCTTCAAACCATTGCTGGTTGATGAGTTTACCCATATGGTAGTAAGAAGATGCAATCTGACGTTTCTTTAGAATAGCTACATGCTTGTAGTTTAACTCTGCGAGAAACTCATATAATGCCATATGATACTGTGCATCTCTGATATCAGCAAAACCAAACTTCTGAATCTCTTTGTTAAAGATTGGTAGAAAGTTTAACCACATATAGTATTCTCTTGCAAGAAACCATGTGTTGTCTTTATCTTTTACAATTATACCCTTACGACATTTTGTCTTTTGGTCATCCCAATAGTTTATAAAGTCTTTAGATTTGAATGGGGCTGTGCAATATACTCCATTATCTCTAAACTTTCTTGACTCAGATATAAATACCTGATTACTTGTATCGTTGAATCCGTACTTACCGGGTTCTCTGAAAACTCCCAATATAAAGTTATTGAAGTCCTGTCTGGAGCCAAAGCTTGTTGTTGTCCATGTTCCATTGTCATAGGTTGGTATGTCTTGATAAATTTCACTCATAGTTATTGGTCATATGCCATTCCAATTCCACCTCTTACTTTGCTTGATTGTTCATCCTGAAGATCTTTGTAGACCCCTTTAAATGATGCTCTAATCTGATCAAAGTTCTTAGCTGCCGCTACTAGTGAGTTAATGTTTCCATCTCTACCTGCAGTAATCTGTGTAGTCTCCATATATCTGGCTAATCTATCTAACATAGATGCCATACCCTTGTATGCTCTAGATGTAGGAGTTTCATACATTCTTTGGCAGAATATTAAAGCAGTATGTATATCATCATCTTCTGTAGAAAACTCTGCTTGTATTTCTTTTAGAATAATATGTTCTTTATCTACTTCCGGAGTATGAAAGAAAGGGTTCATGTCTGGATTAGGACATGTCATATAAAACAAGTAGAGATACACTTTAAGATAATCATCTGGATAGTTATCCATTACATCTTTAAGCGCCTTTAGTGTATAACAATGTTCAGTAGGAATTACTTTACCATTCTGAACATCAAATAGTCTTACAATCATATTACTTCTTTTTAATAATGTAAGGATTATCCTTGAGATAATTAATAACAGAAATAACCTCATCATAAAGATAAGGTATTGGCATTGGTATCACTTCTAATACTTTTGGTTCTCCGTTGTCATCTAACTTAGCAATAGGATATCCATATTGATCTTCTCCGGCTGTTTCAAATGTAATATGGTGAATAAATATCTTTCCTGGCTGGAGTTTAGGATTATGCTTTAGGATAATATACATGTATATACTTAACTGTAAAGCATAGTGATTAAAGTTACAGTCATCTAAATGATCTATTGGTGAAAGCATCTTCTCAGACATTCCTTCCCAGTTTTTAAATGATTCTGTTTTAATCTCCTTATTAGTCTTGTAGTCAATAATATTTACTCTACCATTGACTACTTCAACTAGATCTGATTGACCACATAAGCCTGCTGACTTAAGATAGACCATATGTTCAGGATACACGCCTGGATCAAGCTTTTGTGAAGGAGCAATCTTTAAACCATTTGGTTGTTCAAACGGTTTAAAAATAGGAACTGTTATACCTTCTCTTTCAATAGATGCTAGTGAACATAAGTCAGTTTCTCTTTGGTTATGATAGAATGTCCCAAGAGTTGTAGCTCTGTTAGCTTCATTATCCCATATCTGAACAATGGTTTTAGGATCAATACCATACCACTTAGACTTCTTATTCTTACTTACTCTTTCTGCTACTTTCTTAGCATCAAAAGGTTTCTTAAGACTAGACAATAGAGTAGTCACACTGATCCACTTAATTTCATCATTGGGATCTACACTCTTGTAGCTGTGATCATCTGCGTTAAATACTATGCTCATAATTGTTCTAGTTTATCTTCTTCTTCTTCTGTAGCAATTGCTTGCCATTTACCAAGAGGACATTCTGATGAAAGAGATCTAGTCTTAAATGTTAATGAGCATCCGCATTCATTACAGCAAGGAGCCGTACCTTTTACTGCACACTTCTTACCTTTGCTTGGACATTCATCACAGACATCATATCTCATTCTTGCAACATCTTCTACAAACTCATCTCTAATTACTGAGTTCTTAATGCCTTCAAGAATTGCTTTCTTGTTCTCCCAAATTGCTTTTAGTGCTGCTTTCATTACCTTGTTTAAATTTTTTTCTTGACTCTTTTTGTTCTTTTAAAATTCTGTCAAGTTCAATAAGTCTATCTAATTTTTCCTCAAGACCTTTCTTATTAAAGTAAGCTTTAAATGTAGAAACATCATGTGTTCTAAGTGTAGCTGTAAACTTCTCAATACTTGATCTAACTCTTGGATGTTTAATTACAAAATGACCAAGACCAATTACATTTACTCTTTCATGCTTAAGATTTACTAAACTATCTCTTAGATCTTTATAATAGTGTTCTATTATACTTTCAACAAGATTTTCACTAATATTTAAATCTTCTGAGACTATCTTATATAGTTTACTGGACCTGTGGGGCGTCATTACCTAAAAACTTAAAGTCTAATAAAATTGTGCCTTCTGTTTGAATTTTTAAAGTAGGATTAACAAAAATTATTTTTTTGTTGGCCGGATCCTTAATTACCAAACTATTTTTTTCAGCCTTATTAATACAATTTCTTACTGTTTGAGGTGACTTAAAAATAGGTTCTTCTTCTGAAGAAGCCTCATAACAAAATTCAGTAAGTTCAATAGGTTGATTTAGACTTAGTAAAGTAAGACAGTTTAGATCAGAATCACTCATGGTAATTCTGTTAATGTAACAATGTACTAATATCTGGAACTTTACAACATCCCACTTAGACATTTTTACACGTTTCTGTACCTGATTTACTAAAGCCATGACTATCCTTTTCTAAGCTTTCTTTTACCTTGCTCAGAAGTAGTAGGTTGATCATCAGTATCAGATTCTTCTTCTAACTCTCCTTCTTGTTGAGCTTGAGCCATCATTGCATACTGCATTTGAATATTAGTTCTTTTAAATCTTACTTCATCAATTGCAAAAAGCATTTGCTCATACTTAAGTTGTGCTTCTAGGTAAGGTAAAGATTCAGTATAAAACTGAAGCATTTGTTCTTTTTGAGCTGCCATTTCTTCAGCTGTAAACTCTCTTTCTTGTTGGTTTTCCATGATGGTTAAATTATTGGTTTACAACAAATATACAAAATAAGTTTAAATGTATATTGTTTAAACAAAAAATCCAGGCACAGAAAGTACCTGGATTATAGTAGTTTAAGTATATTACTTTTTCTTAGCCGTTCTTTTTATAGCTCCACCTTTCTTTTGCTGGTTTAACATTTTCTTTAAACCTAATCCAGCAGCAGCACCCGCAGCAAGACCTAATATTACATCACGGCCTGTTGTGCTTGATCCACTACTCTTAACTCTATAAGTCTTTGATTTACCACAATTACTTTTTCTTCTTCTTCTTCTTTTACCATCTGCAGCAGTATACTCTTCCATACAAGAATCATCTGAAGCACCACCTGCTTCATAACTCTTCATAGAACGGATCATTTGATTTTTACTATCTATCATGATTACCTATTTTTAATTGTAAAGTTTAATACTGTAAGTAAGTAAAAGTCTCTAGAGATATCTACCTCAATAGATAAGATATCAATAAAAGAGAATCTAACTTTAATTGCTAGTTTATCCCATTGTTTAGAATAACTATTCCAACCATTTCTAACTTTCATACGTCCTTATTTGTATGGAACATAAGAGGTAGCTCCGCCTTTTTTAACAGCTTTAAGAATCTGCTTGCGTTGCTTACCTGTAGATTCATAAGATACGTGTACCCAATCAGGATTAGTGTCTGTTCCAAACTCCCAGATAAGTTGGTCAAATTCTAAGTTATCTTTAATGTAGTTAAAGATTGCAGCATTAGTTACTGATGTGCCATCCATGTCAATATCAATTGCCTCACCAGAACAATGTTGTGATGTAGCTGATCCACCAATAGCTTTATTAAGGGCTGCGGAGCGGTATCCTGAACTAATATGAATTGGAACAGCAAAGTGTTCACGGATTGGTTGAAACACCTTCTCAGCTAATAATTTGAAGTTCTCAATATGTGCCTCTGTAGGCATGTTACTTACCCCTTTTCTTTTAGCAGTTTCTGATCTCATTACTTCTGCTAATGATAAATTTTTACTTAGTTGCATTTTGTTTATTTTATATGATTAATCTACTACTTCTTCTGAAGTCTCTTCTTGTTTCTTTGCTTTGTTCTTTAAGCTCATAATGCGTCCGGCAGTTGTGATACCAAATGCACCTAAGGTAAGGAGCATAAAACCATCAAAGATAAATTCTTTAATGATTAGTTCATTGCCAATGATTCCTGTAATTACATCTGTAAGTAATACAAATACCATTGCAAAAAATGATACAACCCCTACAAAGGCTTGCTCATTAATGTTATTATCATCTGAGATTAACTCTCTAAAAAACTTTTTCATAACTTATTTATTTTTGGTCTGTTGGGTAATATTACCTCTTTTTCCCATCCTCTTCTAGGATAGTCATTTTTCTTTTTATCTTCTGGAGGACATGTTTCTGCTCTATAGAAGAATATGTCCCCGGTTTGATCATTCTTTCTTACTACATATACTGATAAGTCTACTGCTTCAATCCAGTTACTATCATATGAATAATACAACCAGGCCCCTTCTTTTGCTCTGCTTACTATCCATTCTTCTGTATGCTCATTAAGAATCAACATATCTGTGTACTCTTCTCTTAACATTTTATATGCAGAATAGTATCCAGAATTATATCTAAGCATAGAATCTTTATATCTTATAATAGAGTCTTTAGTTCTTAGTTCAACCTTAGAGTCAGCAATCTTTTTCTTCTGGCTTTCAAAGATATCATTGATTGTATCAGCTTGACCCTTGGTAAGAATAACTACTGAGTCACCTTCAATTACCGTCTGCAGTGGGTAACGTGATTGGCTGGAACTCAAACTGCTTACCAGTAGACTGCTTGCGAACAATATCTTTTTCATTTGCTAATTCTTTTTTAATGTCTTTTACTACAGATCTTGTACTATCTAAGTCTCCAATAACTTCAGAGACCATCTCTTCTAGGTTTGTTTTTTCTTCTACTAGTTCTTTATTTGCAGCTTTTAACTTACCTACACTTTTAGTTAACTTAGTATTTGCTGTAGTAAGTTGTTTGTTCTTTCCAGTTAATTGAACATTATCATCTACAACAACTACATGTTCATGACCACTTGAGAATATCTGTAATATTACAAGTAGAATAAAACCACCCGCTATCAGAAATAATCTAGTTCTCATTTCTTCTTACTAAAAAGCAATAGTATAGTTTCTTTTAAACTCTTTGAGCTTTCAGTGCTTTCTTCTAGTTTCTTTTCTAGCTCATCTCTATAATCACCTTCTAGTTCTTCTACTTTTATTTTTAACTCTTCTTCACTCTTGAGAAGTTTGTTTAAAAACATCCAGCATAAGTAACCCAGTGCTAAGACAGCAAAGCCTAATACTCCATACTGTGTTAATACTTCAAAGGGACCAAATGACATTATTTCCTAGTTTTTCTTTTTGTTGTTTTCTTTTCTGTAAGCTCTTCTTTCATCTTCTTGTTCTCATCAAGATATCTCTTGATAAATAACCAAGCAACATAACCAAGGGCTAATACTGCTAATCCTAGGGGACCATAGTCTCCTAGTTGTGCAAATACACCAAAATCTGGTGCTGTTGTTTCTACTGCTGTTGTATCCATTATCTTTGTAATATTAGTTGTTTGACTGCATCAGATAATTCAGCAACACTTCTAGCTAAGTTTTTAATCTCAAGTTGAGTCTGTTCCTGAATGGCCTGATATTTTAATCTTGATTCTTGTTCTACAAGTTCAATTTTTCCTTTTAGTTTGCCTAGGCTTTCTGTATTGTTTCTAACATCTGTGTGAATGATTCTTAGAAAGTATCCAATAACTCCTGTTACTGCTACCAAACCCCACTGTACAAGTTGTGCTATTTCCATTATTTTATAATTAATCCTGTAGTTAGTATTCCATTTAATATGAAAGAGATGTTTCTTTGTCTCTTTAGTTTCTTGATATCAAAAGCCTGTGATGTAATAATAGTATCCTGGGAGTTTATAATGTATCTCTGGGCTACTATAATGGTATCCTGGGCAGATATAATGGCATCCTTCTCTTTGTCTCTACGGTAGAGTACATGAATCATTGTATCCTGGATCTGTGTAATTCTAAAGGTATCTCTAGAGTTTTTAACATTTTCTAGTTCTGCTTGTAAATCAAAGAGTCCATGGTTGAGTTCATCAATAATAACTTTGCTGTTGTCTATTGCTTTACCTTGTTGTTTGATTACAGTCTCCTTACCTTGAATTCTGGTTTCAATAGTCTTTTGTGTACTTACTGGGTATACCTGTTTAGGTTCTCTCATAATAAGCACCACACACATTACTCCTAGAGCAATCTGAATTAAAAGAGTTATGTTAGCTTTATTTATCATGGTACAATATTTAATACACCAGCATTTGACCAAACAGAACCTGAAGGTAAACCAGTTGCTACTGTAGGGATATTTTTAATTGACAGGTTATTGACAAATGTTGCACATACTCTATCTGAAATGATATTAGAACCAACTATAAATGAACGAGTACAAGATGCTGTGTTTGAAGAACCTCCCAAAATTCCTGAATAAGCACCACTTGCCGTATTTGTACAACCTCCGCTTACTATTGAAAAATCAGAAGATGCTAAATTATTACATCCTCCACCTATTGTAGACACAAGTCCTGTTGCTCTGTTTATAATACCACCACCTACTGTAGAATATATTCCACCTGCTTGATTCTGAAATCCTCCACCTATGAAAGAGAATTGACCAGCATTAACTATAGCTGGAGTAGCAGTAAATGCACATGATGCTAATGACCAAGTTCCACAACTTGTATTATTACCAACACCCCCTGTTACTACCGCACCATAAGATAAGCAGCCACTTGTTGAATTACATACGTTGTTGCAATTACCACCACCAATAAAACTATCTATGGAGTTAGTTGAGTTATAATGTCCACCAGCAACGGAACTTCTTAGTCCAGAGGATATATTTTGACATCCACCTAATACTGCTGAAGCAACACCACTTGCTGTGTTTACTCTTCCACCAGCAACTACTGTTGTATTATTACTTGCTGTATTAGTGGTACCCCCTCCAATAAATGAAGTATTTCCACTTGCAATATTACAATTTCCTCCAAGTATTGCTGCACTAAGGTTACTCGATGTATTTTGGAAACCACCACCAATTGCGGTATAACCAAAACATGCTGAATGATTAAAACCACCAGCAATTATAGCACAAGCACCAACTGCTTTATTACAAAAACCTCCACCAACAAATGACGCTGTCCCTGATCTATTTTGTAAACCACCTCCAATAAATGAATATTGACCAGCATCACATATAACTGGTGCAAGTGAAAATGAACATGTAGGTAAATCCCATACACCACCTATAGTATTGTTTCCTACTCCACCAACTACAACTGCTCCATAAGCAAGACATCCACTTGTTACATTACAAACATGGTTGCAATTACCACCACCAATAAAACCGCCTGCTGCTTGAGAAGAATTTCTTACACCTCCACTGATAGTTGATTGATTACCTAATCCCTTATTACCATAACCACCACTTATTGTGGAAAAACCTCCACCTGTTGTATTTAGGCAACCACCACTTATTGTTGAACTTAAACCATTAGCAATATTACAAGAACCACCACCAATTGTAGACAATTGACCTGAAGCAGCGTTTTGAAAACCTCCTCCAATGAATGAATATTGACCGGCATCACAAATGGTAGTTGGACCAGATGTAAATTTGCAATCTGCTAAACTCCATGTACCTCCAACAGTGTTATTTCCTACTCCACCTGCAACTACTGCTCCAAATGCAAGACATCCTGATATAGAATTACAAGCAGCATTGGTATTACCACCACCAATAAAACCTGCAAATGCATTTACAAGATTTTTTTGTCCACCAACTATTGTTGATTGTAATCCACTTGAAACATTTATTTGACCACCTCCAACTATTGAATAATAACCACTTGCTGTATTACCACCACCACCACTAACTGTTGAATAACAATCACTTGCTGTATTACCATATCCTCCACTTATTGTTGAATACTTAGAACTTGCAGTATTATTATAACCTCCACTAACTGTTGAATAAGCACTACTTGTAGTATTAGATTTACCACCAGCTATCACCATGCTATTATTGTAATACCCACTCATTGTATTACCAAATCCCCCAGAAATAGTTGAACGACTAATACCATATCCACTGATTGTATTACCAAATCCCCCAGTAATCACATTGTACATACCAACGGTAAGAAGCCCACCTGAAGAATTGGTATTTTCTTTGCCACTAAGAATAGAAGAATAATCACTATTTGTTGAATTACGTATACCAAATACGGTTGAATATGCACCTAATGCAGTATTTAAAGCACCACATCTTAATGAAGAACCTAATCCTGCTCCTTCTATAATGATACCTCCTGCTGCAGGAGCTGTTTCTAATGCTACAGCAATACACTCAAGACCTTGAAGTACTCTTAACTCATAGTCAAAGTTTGAACCTTTATCACCATATGATGGATTTCCGTTACCTAGTCCCATACTTAAATAGCATTATAAATTCTTTGTAATAACTGAAGAACCTTTAATTGGAAATTAAAGTTGGATTTCTTGTTTCCGTAATTTGGATTATTGTTACCTAGTCCCATGTCTTTTTATTTTA